CTAATAATCAGAGAACTCACCTGATTAAAAATTCCATCTCCAGACAGAGCATAAATCTCTCTCTTTATATTATCTCTATAACTTAATCTACCTCCTCCACTAACCCCCATCTCCCCAGAAGTTGTAATTGCATTTCTAGAAGCCAAAGTACTTTTTGCTAGAGAGGTAAAATAATCAAAACATGCTTTTAATTCATGCTTATTTAGTTCATACTTATTATAGCTTGTGGGAACTATCGCTCTTTCTCTAAAAGTTTTATTATACATACTAATGGTATTAAGTAATATAAAAGAGTCTGGATCTGCTGTCTCCAAGAATATCTCTATGTAATATTTTCTATCCTTGGTATGAATCTTTTCTGTTATCTGATCCTTAATTCCATTATTGTTTGTATTGAAATTAAAACTTAGAGTTTCAAACAAGGACTGGGAAGCCCAGCGGTAAACGCTCGGAACTTCCTCCTCCGAGGAAGTTCCTCCTGCCATGCACCCTACCCTAGGTGAAAGATTGTGGTATGGAGTTATAATCTTATTAGTCTTTATATCTCTCATTGAAGAATTTTCTTTTTCGCCGTATCTAATGATATCAGTTATATTTTTTTCTGTAAATTTACTTCCAATAGATAATCCAGGAACTATTCCGAAAGGTAAGTCTTCATTTATAACTGAGAGTTTATGTCTTACCCATGTGCCGTTAGAGAAAGACCATATAGAATTTTCTGTTGTATACGTTTTATCTGGTTTTTTGTAAGTATAGGAAATAGGCTCAGTATGAATCCAAACCTTTAAAGTACGGCCTCCTATAAGGTCAGAATCTGAATGTATATTAGCAGCATTAATATCTATCTGGTAGTCCGAATTTGGAAATAAGTAATTTTTAAAATCAGGTCTACTAGAATCAGGTTCTATCTTATATCTTATTCTTGGGAAGGTATTGGCGGCGTTTCTTCCATATTTAATAACAAGATTATCTTGTAAAACTGAGGACTTCATCCACTCAGGAATATTTTTAGTTTTTACATCCTTATCCAAACCTGTAACTCTTAAAAAGGCAAATGTGGTAGGTAAGGTATAGGGTTCATTAGGAGGTATATAAGCCCCCGTTAAGTTGAAATCAAGCGTACCCCTACTGGTGGTATAGAATTGTGCTTGTTGTACTGCGTATGGGTTAGATGTATCAACAAACTCTACTCCACTTAAGAAAGAATCATTTCTCACTTCAATTCTTCCTACATACATGTCTGAAGCATTGGAGGCAGCATAATTTGTTATACCCCATGCGTTAGATGGAGCCATTGCCATTGCTCCCTTACCAAAATAGTAACCTATATTAATAAGATCCCCTGTCCTAACTGAGCCAATAGAGGAGGTTATTAATCCAGGAGCTACATCATCTATGGACGACGCAGTAATTTCATAATCATCATTGAATAAGTAAGGACCGTAAGTATGAGTTATAATATTATTAGCACCCGCATCATACTTGAAATTAAAATTTATAGGAACTCTTGTATAGTGATCAAGCCAATCCTTATAAAACTTATGTAATGTAGATCCAAAAGCAAAATCTCCCATATAGTTTAAATTACTAACACTAATAGTATTTTCATGTAATTGATTAGCAATTGAGTTTAATACATCCCTATATTCATCGACGTACCAACTGGACACTGTTACAGGTTGTATTTTTGAGGAGGACACAGGCCACGAAGAATTCACAGTCCCATCGGGATTATAATATCCTGATACTATAGAGGAAGCCTCATGTAGGATCGAAGCCTCTCTTACTCTATGTTGTAAGCTTTGCAATTCAGTTAAAGAGCCTCGTTTGCCAAAGAAAGAAGACGCAGCCGAGCTATCAACCCCAGACAATCCCCTCAAAGGAAAGGTAGTACTTACTTCAACCCCAAAAAAGCTGTCGGAAGAATTATAAGCTTGACAGTTGTTCCAAACAGGACTTATGGTTACATTATCAATAAGGTTTCCAAAGTTATTAGGATCTCTCTTTAGGGGAACAGGGGAGAAGGATAAACTACTGGGGATGAATCCAAGTGAGAATATCCCCGAGGTTAGAAGGTTTGCACCTGTTGAATAAAAACTCCCCCCATCTTTGTTAACGGGAAGTTGTGTTGCCCTATAAAGCCAGTCATACCCAGCAGACCCCATCCCATCCCTAATATCTACATTCTCCCAGTTCATTAAATACTTATGATTTTTTCTCCGAATAGCGTTGCGCGGAGCAGCCGAGAAGAAAATATCCGCTACTCCAGATCCCATCAAAGCACCGCTCAAGCTATTAGCCGCTTCTCTTCTAAATACTGTTTGTTGACCCGCTGGTAAGACGCTCGTATTTCTTGGATTTATAGTACTAACAGCAAAGTTAGTAAGTATTGTGGCAGAGGCATTAGAAGATACGGCCACGGAACTCAACCCAAGAACAGCCTTCATTGTAGAGATTGCACTAAGAGCTATATTAGTATCTTCAACAGAAGATACGTCAAGAATTATATCGGCTGTAGCATGGGCTGGAGCTACCGTATTAACAAGAGTTTTTACTCTAGATAAAGCATACTTTGATTCTTTATCTAAATTAATAGAAGCAAAATCGAATGAACTTGCGGACAAAGAAATTTTAAAATGAGAAGACTTAGAACTCCAAAAAGGTAAGTACCTAAATAAATCATCCCCATAGGGCCTAGTATTATTAACTACTTTGTCATAATTAAAAGGTGTTTGTTCTGTTGTTGTAAAGAATAGGAACGAATTTCTATAAAAATTTACATCTTCTTTTTCTAAAGTATTATTAAGAATATAAGAGTGAACACTATTAGCCGAATTTGTATCCACACCAAAACATACTAATTTCTTTTTTAAAGATTCTAATAATGGAAGAGATACTTGACAATTAGAATAATACTTTATCTCTTCCCATGGTGGAATAGGCATAACCCTATCCCTATAAGTAAAAATAAAATTTTGATCTTGTTTTGGTATTATTTTATGGGAAGTTCTTATATTAAAAACTGATCCCGTATAGAAATCACCATCTTCGGTTCTGTTCCATGGGCCTTCGTATTTTATCTCTTCCTGATCGGTCCCTTCAAAAGCAAAAGCGGGTAAATGAGTTTTAGGGGGCTCTAAGAAGAATGTAACTCTAGGAAATAATGAGTTCCCAAAAATAAAATTATTAGGGAACTCATTAGCTAATTCCCACATAATCCTATCAACAGCTAACCTAACATTGGTTTCTAAATTAGTAGAATAGCTATCCAACCCCAAAACGTCAGCCCTATCCTTACTAAAGGAAGTTAATCCGTTCTCTGTTAGATTAGAACTCGTCATCAGAGTATAAAATACTATATTAGGAATATAAGATTCCCACAGATCAAATAGAGTCCCAGAGGTTATATTAAAGGCTCCGTCCCTGCCGAACACAGAATCAACCATGCCCTGAACGGATCTCTTCGTTCCTTTAGCCTTATAAATTGATACAGCCTGTCTGAGCTGATTCCTGTGTCGTGTTGAGTCTGGTCCGATCAACGTCCACCCGATTAAATCAGCTAAATAAGGGAGTAGCTCATCAGGGCAGTGATCTATATCAACAAGGGTCTCAAGTTCTTTTATTTCTGAACTTCTATCAGCAAAAGAGAAGGAGAATGCTTTTAATGCCCTATTAAGGGGTCCTGCTGAATCTTCATCTGAAATTAAAGAGGTGGTGCTGATATAATCAGAAAATGAATCCCTAACTTTAGTATCGTTTAGATTAAAATAATCTCCCTCATAAAGAACACTAACTAAAGTTTCTAATCTATCCCTATGCTGTGTTCCTGAGACATAAGAAAGAGCATTATAACCAGATGTAGCATCAGAACCAGAAGTTCTGTATTTCTCAGGTAAAATACGCTCATCAATGGACGAGAAGGAATAATAATTACTCCACAAATATCTTTCAAATATCTTTAAACAATCATCTAAACCAATAACTTCCCCAAACCAAAGGTTTTTAGCAAGAAGAGTTGCAACCTCCCCCGAGGTTGAATACCCCGAAGGTCTTACGTTAGCTCCTGCTGGGTCTGGGGCGTTTAGAAAGTAAAGCCATGATAATTTATCTATTAAATACTTATGAGTTCCTGAACTATCGGTAGCGAACGCAGAATCTGTTGCTGTTGCTAGATCATTTCCAGGAGTTCCATCATTTTTTTCTAGCTCTATTGTAGGAAGAAAAGTTCCTGATAGATAATTTAACAAATCCCCACTTGAACTGAAATCAGATAAAGTCTTTCCTATCTTTTGAAGTATATTGTTCTCAAAGTTAGTGGGGGAAACCCAAGTAAGGTTATTCTGTTTCACAAAATACTTAGAAATACCACCCACTGCGCTGACGGAGCTAAGATACTCTACGGTTGGAAGGGAGGATACGTATATAACAGCAGAAGAATCAGCAGCTAAAATATGTGAGTTAATTAGCTGGTCTACTTCGGTAACCTCAACCCCACTAAGCGATATATCATCGTCAAAGTACACATTTGGCGTAATAATTTTTACAGCATCTAAGTAATTTCTCTTAAAATAGGACTGGGAACCTGGGAGGATTCTCTCGGGACTTCCCGCTGTGGGTCTCGTTAGAGTTCCCGTATACTTAGTAAAATTATCTGTTACGCTTCTTTTAGACATTAGAGATACACTATATCTAAACTAAAATTATTAAGTTGTATTATTTCATTATGATCTACAGGGATAATATCATCAATATTATCAATTGTTGCAAATCTAATTTCTGATAGCTGGAATATCTTTCTCTCCAGCTCAACTTTAAGAAATTCTTGTCCAAATTCCATATTATCCACAAAGAAAAAGTCTAGTACCTGTGCGGTTACCTTTCTTTTAATTTCTTCTTCTATTTCTCGATATTCTCTATCTAATCTAAGATTTATTGTTAAATCTAAAGTCCGTATCACTCCATCATTTATAACTACATGATCAGTAAGCATCTTCTTAGCATCAATTTCAGTTAGTAGATTATTTTTAAATGTTGGAGACGCTTTTTGAAGTTGTAGGTCGGTAGCCTTCTCTAATACGAATAAATCAATTATATTAGCAGAAGAAAAGCCCTCCCTAGTAACTGCTGCTACCTTGGCAGTCGTTCCAATAGCACTGTAGAACCTACTTCCGAATGCTATATAATCTTCTAAAGTTACAAGTCTATCTTGGGATTTAAAAGTATAAGGAGCATATCTCTTAGCCTGTTCTGCTGTTTCTCCGTTTCTACCTCCCGTCATCTCGCTTATATTCTCTACTCTCCAACTAAGGGAATTATCATCTCCATCGGTTCCTGTTATTAACGCATTTATAGATTCTTTTACTAAATTTCCTCTGGATCCACCACCAACTCTATAAGTTACAGCATAAGTTGCATTATGAGGAGGAGCTTGCGAAATAGCACCATCCCCAAAAATAACAACACCGTTATAGTTATTAGAATAGGCCACCTCAAAGATTTTATCAGAGCTACCCGAGGCAGAGAATATCTTATCTACTTGAGTATAGGTTCCAGTTGCAGATTGATCTGCTGTGGAATCTGCTGTAATATACACTCTAACGCTTTTTTCTACTACAGGACCTTCACCTAAAGCTATAGTTTTTACTTGATCAATGGAGCCAAATGTTCCTGTCTCTAAGATTAGAGCACCCTCTAATAATGCTAAATTAGAGTACACGGAGCTTAGACTATTATCAGAATCAGTTGCTCCATTTATTGTTATAGAGTCTGCGCTATTTTCTATATTTACTACTTCATTATTTGAATTTAGCTTATATAGGGAATATGTTACGGGGCTCCCATCCTCAGGAGAAGCTACTGTCACAACTCTATTTTGGTTAGAGAAAGATACTGCGGAGACTTGGGAGTCTGTAGGGTTTGTGGACTCATTCCAAGTTAATTGTGCTCTAGAGGACGCAGAGGATGGTCCTTTTAAGGACACCCCTATAAGTTGAAGTAATTTTCTTAGATTATTTCTATTTTTTACTGTATTTAAAAAACATTCATTAGCTAGAGTATCTGCCTTAAATGAATTTACCGCACCCATATAGGCCACAAGCTCTACTAGCATCATCCCTAATTCCGAACCATAAAAGTTATTAAAATCTTCGGGGTACACCGCATTTATGTACTCAACCAAAGATTGTTTTATTGTCTCGTAATCAACAGCAGCAAAATTTATAAAATCAGATTTTCTATTCTCTGGTATCTTACCTAGTTTCATAAAATCTGAATCTACAGTTCCTGAAAAACTCATCCTATGTTTACCTCAACTTCAAAGGGATCTATAAGATTATTACTTCGTATTTGTCCCGTTAATTTAACTACCAACCCATTCTCTGCTATAGTGGGATCAGATTCAAATATACCTAGCTTTATTATTTCAAAGAAAGGTACAAAGATACTGATTTGTGTCGTTATATCCGCTCTTAAAATTTCAAATGTTGTTATATCAAGAGGAGAAAAGGCGTAATCATCTAAATTAAGACCAAAAGAAGAGTTCATTACCCTTTCACCTTTACGAGTTAGGAATAATTGTCTCAACATCCCTCTTATTAGTTCTTTGTCCACTGATTTTGCAAAATAATCTACATTGGATACTTTTTGTACGTCTCCAAGGACTCTTTTTGTTCTAGATTGAGCAAAAGGATAGCTAATACCCATTAAAAATTTATTTTGGGAGGCTATCTGTCTCTTAGCTGCTTTAGAAGGCAAAGATCCGTAAATATTTTTGTTATCAGAAATCATTATGTTTGTATATTCTTAAAGAATCCCTTCTGGGCATTAAAGTTCTTTAATACTTCCGCACTATTTAGTGCCCTTTTATATAGCTTTAAACTCCCGACCATTCCATTAAAGCCACTTCTTAAGCCACCGTCCTTAGATCCAAGAAAATTCATACCCGAATCGGAGCTTGGGCTATATCCAAATTCTTTATTGGTCATTCCGTCTGTGTAACCGCCACCAATTATCCAAGGGGTAAACCCTGCCGCTCCTGGGGCATTCCATCTCCAGAAATCTCCCTGATATACAGCAGATGGAATATAGGTTATAGATCCTTTTGGTAAAGAATTTTCATATAAATGTGTGTAGCTGAAGCTACTAGAATCTACAGGAGACGGGATATTAGGAGGTCCTGTAAATCCAAAAGTATTAACATAATTTTGAGACAGAACCTCTACCCCATCAGAGTAAATAGCAACTCTTCCATCCCCAGAAGGATCACAAGTTATAGATAAATGCTTAAAAGTAGATGAACAATCTCCCAAAGCAGAAGTAGTCCCAGTAGGACCTGTCACATCTAACACTGCTCCCAAATATCTCTGGGGGTCGGTGGTATTTGCGAAACAATCTAAACTAGCTTTTGGTATGAAAGTTATACTACTAGTATTTATAGACCTTGTGGGTGCCATATAAAACTTTAGATCAGAATCTACAGGGTTTAGTCCAGTATCATTTGAAAGAGGTAAGTTCTTTGTAAATCTCCTATCCCTCGTAAAGCCTACCAATAAACCCTTAACGGAGTCGTAATCTTGGAATATCTCCATTCTTTCTGCGTCTGTAACCTGCTTATCTCCCCCACGGTTCTCATTACCTAAAAGAATCCTGTGCATGGAGGAGGATTCTAGAGAAGTATCCCACCCATCATAACTACTTGTCATTAATGTGGGTACATGAATCCAACAATCTAGAGTAAAACCTTCTCTCTTATAAAGAAGACTTTCAAAATCATTTATATTTTGAGGAAGCCTCATATAACTTAAAGGATTGTATGGGGACTGTAGGTACTGGGCAGAGGGAGGAGATAAGTAGTAGGACGCTTTAGTATTTGTCCCTGAGAAGAAACTACAAATACCCTTGAACTGGGCTATCCCAACTCCAGAGGGATACACGGTGTCAAAAGAGCTTGCTACTATTTGTGCATTGTATGAAGTCCCAGTATCAGCGGTATTTTCTACGCTAAAATTTATTGAGTCTGGTTTGGATTCTACATTAGCCCCTAAAAAATTATAACAAGAAATCAAATCTGTAGTTACGATGTTGTCTGTGAGGGACACTACAGGGGCTTGGGTAGATGTTACCGATGATGCCGATGATATTATTGAACCTCTTCCTGTCGTAGGAACATGTAAATGATTTATATAAACTGTTTTTAAGGCAGTGTCTTTCTTTATTGTACTTGCTATCTTTAAAGGCAGCACGACACTGGAAACTTCTCCAGGTAGAAAGGCTAACCTTGATTGAGCCTTTTCATGTATTTTTATTTGTGTGTTATCTAAGAATGAAAAATCATTAACAGGAACTTTCCCTATTTCTGCGCCTCCCAAAACTACAGCTATTTGTATTTGTTTCTTTCTTCTATTTATTTTATTTTCATAAGTTTCAATGGTTGAATTTACATTTTGCTTCGCATTACTAACTAAGGCAGAGTCTTCAGCGTACCCACTAACCAATAAATCTTTTATATAGGAAGAGGTATCATAAACTCGTCTATTTCTTTCTCCTTGAATTTGTGTTAGAAAACGATCTTTGTTATAATATTCTTTTATCTTTGGATCGTTTTCTAATTCTGTATTTTCAATATCGAATATAGTGTTAGCCCATTTATTAAATTCCTTTAAAGAAACAGATTCCCCCTTACCTCCGCAATTAGGATTATACAAATACATCCATCTTAGAGATGCTTCGGGAATAACAGATTCACATTCAACAATATCTTCTAAATTAGAAGGTAGATCAATCCCCCCATTAACAGAATCGTAGTAAATGCCTGTTCTTGTTAAAATAAACTTTTCTTTAGTACTTATGGGAGGATCTAGCCTCTCAGGTTTAACCCAGAACTTCTCCTGTGGTAGCTTTTCTTCATCTACGGTCCACCTACCTCCTGCGTCTTCACAGGCTTGCTTATCCTTGTACTGTGTCCCTAAACTGCAATAACCTCCCTGTCCAGGCATCCTAACACAAAATCCTGTCCCTTCTAGTATCTCAGCTACAGTTTTTCCTTGGCTTTCTACATATACGGATCCATCAAAGCAGGGTTCTGGGTAGTTGTCGGGATCAAGGTAACGATTATTAAGTATTTCATTGATAATATTAAGTTGTTCTTGTGATTTTGTAACAAAAGCAAGAGCATTAATTATATTTTTCCTCTCCACTGCGTATTTTGCATCTAAATCTTCTCTATATTCCTTTACTTTGTCAGGGTCCACTCCTGGTATCCATACCCCTCCTGCATCTTCACAAGAAGATGCATCAATATGATCTGCGTTTCTTCTGCCATTTATCTTACAAAAACCACCAAAGTTGGCATACTTACTAGCAAGAGCGGAGTGGTTAGATTTCAAGGATTCATGGGTTGAAAGTTGATCAATACAATTAGCTATTTGCTGGACTTTATCGACAATACCAGTAACTGTATCCCAAACCTCGCTAGCCATTCCTACCAAGCTTCCGAGAGAACCAAGAAAACCTCCACCTAAGACAGAATCACTCAAATTGCTGGTTAATGTCATCATCCCATTAGCGGTTTTTGCTTCTATTATTCCAAGTTGCAGGAACAACTTCCTCTTTTGTTCCTTAATGTAATCCTGAGCTGCTTTCTTTCCTGCTTGAATAGATTTACTTAAACCCTCTAGTGGACTTGAAGGAAATAATGCTAACACTTCTCCCGCTAAGTCAGTAGCACAAGAAGGAACTCCGAACTGAGTCTCTAAAATATCCATAGCGGGAGTCTGGTTATCAAGAGTATTAAATAAAAAATCTGCTTTTTGTCTATCAAATCCCATTAGTCTAAATCTACCCTTATACTGCTATTAATATCTATATATGGAGCATTTAATTCTATTTTCTCTCCACTTGTGATACTCACTTTCTGTGTTGCTACTATATCTACTGTACCACCAGTAGTAATAACTATTTTAGAAGCACTATATGGCGCACTTATATGTATAACAGAATCGGGACCCAGAGCCTCTAAATTAATATTATTCCATTCTGATTTTATATTAACACACCCATAACTCTCATCTCCCTTGTCTAAAGGGTTCCATCCTATTCCTGGCGGGAAAAGGTCAGGGTGTACTTGCCCTACTCCAAAAACTGAAGCCCAAGGGAGGGGAGGGTACAATACGGACTCGATCTCATCTGCCTCTGGGATGTACTTAGCGTCTCCACCTCCAATAAATGAAAGTTTCCTACCTGCTGGGTTTGGGGACATAAAACCTGTAGAATCATTAAGGATTTCGATATTTCTTCCTTCTTTAACTCTAACTTCAACTCCTGCGTCCCTACTAACTATATTTGTAGGTCCGTGAGTATCTACCCTAAATTCTCCTGCTGAATATGTTCCACCTTCTACCCCTGCGGCATCTTGCTTCCCTGCTAATATTATATGATCTTCGATTAATGCATCGTCTTGTCCTGTAGTTATATTAATAAAATCTTGAGCAGGAGTTTCACATAATTCTATCTTCTTACCAGCTCCTCCTTGAAGAGTAGTTGTTGCGTTCATCCATGCATCAGATCCCCCTCCAACTTTCTGATCTGCGATAATGATCCCGCCATTACCCTTTCCTAAAAATGCATTTTTAGATGGAAGAATATCATTGGCATAGGTGTCATCTATCCATAAAGGAAGAACAGGGGGGCTTTCAGCGTTTGCTCCCAAAGATGTAAAGTCTATCTTATCTCCTTTAGTTTGGAGAGTTGTAGCTCCCTGTGGGTTTGTGGTAAAATCAGAGTTCAATTCCTCATCATCTAGAGCGTCTGCTAGAAATCTATTGGTACCGACTATAGCTCCTAAATAATAAAGACCAGCCGACCCCCTATTATGATTTGAAGCATCTACCTCAAGAACTAAAATCTCTGTACTTGGAGTTGGTGGAGCAAAAAATCCACCGTCCACATTATTTGAGGGACTTACGTAAGTAACCCATACTGGGCTTGGGCTGTTAGGAAGAATCACCGTAAACCTACCAGTCTTTGTTATATCCTCTACGGTATGGACTGTACATCTATAAACTTGCATCTTTTAGTTCTCTAATTTGTAATTCTTAACTATATTAAAAGAAGTACTCACCTTTCCTTGGCTAACAATAAAACTAAGTCCCTGTATTGTATATTCCCCAGATAACCATTTAGAGGGTTCACGGCTATCAAAGAAATCATTTATTTTAATATCAGGTTCTCTAAAATTAATATTAATTTTAGACATTAGACTTCTAACGGGGGACATAAATTTATAATATGGTAAAGTTTCTATTTGTCCTGTAAATGTAACTTCGGATACCCTCTGTCTCATAGCTAATATATTATCTATAGCACTAGATTTTTGTATAGGATCAACAATATCGTATTGATGGTTTTCTATCGCAGAAAAATTAGCCTCAAGGTACTCCATCACACTGTCTATAAACTCTTCTCTAGTGAATCCTAGTAACGCCTCTTGAATCTCCCCTCTATCCTTAAATGGTAGTCTATCAAATATTGGAGTATTGGGAACAGGAGTCTCTTCATGCTTATCATACCAAGCCTCTACAATTCCCCGTATGTTCCCCGTGTCTCTATTTCCAGTATTCTTAATATAACTAGCTATAGATCCAAATAAGTTAGTATGAGAGGCATTCCTACCTAACAAGCCATTTGTAGCTATAGTAGGTATAACATTAGCTATAAGGTATGCGTACCATGGACGTAAATCAAAGTTAAAACTTAATATATCAGAATTTATATCTCCATAAGTAAAGGTGTGCATAACAGTTTTTTCAATAACGTCAGAATATATCTCTCCCTTAAACTCCACAAATGCTTCATGCAGGGCTGCGAATAGGGTATCATTAGTAGATTTAAAATCTTTACTTTCTTTTATTTGCGAAAGATTAGAATAAGCCTCTCCTGTAGATATTAGAATAAATCTATCAAAATCTTCTTTTATGCTGGGGGGGATACCTTTTTCAGCGAGTTTTGTATAAACTAGTTCACAAAGTTTAATCTCTGAAAATACTTGAGTTATAAAAGTATCGGCTGAATTTATTTTACTTAAAATACTTAAAGCTTGATCTTTCATTTCTTGTCTAGTTTTTCCTGTTAATCTAATATGAATATCAACTATCATCTTTTCCATTTGCTTACGAGCGTCTTGATGTGCCTCATCTCCAGTGCGAGAGAGTCCTGCCCCTGTAAGGTTGGAGGACTCTGTGGGTGTAAAATCTTCTGCTATCGTAAAACCTAAGTTCTGAAAAAAATCATAAGCTGCGTTCAAATGTAATACATACTGATCTACACTATCTATTGGTATGGGTTTTTTAACTTCCTCTATGTCTACTCCTGTTATTCTTTTGTATGCATCAGCTCTATCTAAATTATTAATATTTCCTTTGCGCCACCTTTTTAAATCTTGCTCAGTTAAGTATGCTCTGACCTTATCTTCTGCACCTTCTGCGACAAGCTGATCCAGAGTTTTTTTTATTTCCCCTAGTATCCACTTTCGTTGTTCCTCAGGAGTTCGCCTTTTCCCTTTTTTTTGGGCACGAATACCACTCTGTCTTGTGCGTGTTATCCCATGAAGGCCAAGGGATCGCAGAAAAGGAGCGTGGGACACAATGATATCACCAGCGTCTCCAATAAAATCCTCAATGCCCGCATACCACTCCGTAAGATCGTTCGTAGTCATGTAGGCCAATGCCGCTGTCTGAAGGTCCGCAAGTTTAGCCCTTCTCTGTCCCGTTTCTTCACGAGAGTACCGTTCTCTTATTCTTGCTTCCTCGGCATCGTCCCTAGCTTTCCATCCCGTAGTTCGCCATCCTGCTTTATCAAGAGTATCCCTAACTTGACCCCCATGCGCCCCTGGTATGCTAGCCATCACGCCCGAAGGAGTCTCCCCTATTTGTAAGGGTCCAAATAGATCCTTATATATCGGGGCAAATTCTGTTGCTCGATTGAATTCTTGTCCAGCCCCTCCTCTACGTAAATTATACCCCTTGGTACTAGCCATAAAATTGTTAACGGCATTGGTACAGGCAGCGGACCAAAGCCTGTCTAGGGCTTCATATACAGATTTTTGTGCTATTAAAAAAGTAGGTACATCAGTGAACTTAGCAAAAGTATCTTTTATAAGATTAAGAACTAAAGCAGGGGCGCGTTCTACTACTACCAATTCATCAACGCCAGAAGAATCTATGTATGTTCTTTGGATAGAATAAGTTCTATTTAGATTTCCTGTTGTAACCGCTTCCTCTTCGGGGGTAGCACCTAAGGCCGTCATTCCTGAGGAGGGAGCGAATGTAAGTGTAAATATTCTTACATTATTGGGACCCAATTCATAATTTACATAAATAAGATCTACCTTTTGGGTAGGTGCCCATTTTTTGGGGTCATCTGTCTCCCCAAAAGTTATCATAATTCCATCTGTTTCCTTTGATATACTCCTATTACCATAAGAAGATAT